TATAGTAGTTAGTCAATGCTAACTATAAGAAAATCCCTCCCTCTGCACTCGGTAGGGTAGGGGAGTACAGCAATTTTTACAATGTAAATAGCAACATATACAATTTAGTGTATGGTATAATATAGACAATGAAAGAACAGAAAGGGGTGCTCCAATGAAAAAAGAAGTCATGATTACCATCACCTTAACCGATGATAACATTACTCTTGATGGTAAGAATTTGCAACAACTGTCCGAGGATGACATCATCGACAGTATTAAGATGCTTGTTAGTCTTGCAAAGACTCTGAGCATTTTACAGGAAGGAGACTCTACAAATGGAAATGCGTAAATTTATTATCGAGATACACCCCGACGGCACGTTGACGTGCTGCGAGTACGAGGACCCGGTGAACGCTATCCGAGCCGCAAACAATCGGGCATGGTTGGCCGGTTATAAGCAAGCTCTCATCCATTGCGACGAGCAAGTACACACCCTTGAGGGTTTTAAAGGCACTTGCTTGTCAGCCGATCTTATGTATCAGGGTGCGGCCCATGTGCGTGACGGGGTTAGGGCCATGTACTCTTTATATAACAAAAAATAAGTCGAAACGGCCCTCCGGGCCGTCTATCGGGACCGCCCGCCCGGTATTGATAATGACAGGGCACATAATGAAAGGAGTTATATTATGTCTGAAGCGATGATGAAGTCCGAGAACAATGGTGCTATGATGGTATCCGATGTGATGAATACCGGTGTTGGGTACACCGATATGAACCTCTCTGACCGCTCTGCCGCAGTTGCATTCTACAATGCAACGAGCAACCCCGCCAACAAGCTGAAGGAGCACGTCAACGAGGTGCTGTCGATGGTTCATGTGTCTGTGGAGTGCGTGGAGGTCAGCACGGACGATGTTCCCGAGGGTAAGACGATTGCACCCCGCGTTGTTCTCATTACCGAGGACGGGCAGTCCTACGGCTGCGTTTCCGTGGGCGTGTACCAGTCTCTGAAGCGGATGTTTACGCTGCTCGGGACCCCTGATACGTGGACGGAACCGGTGAAAATCAAACCTGTGCTGATCAGCACCAAAAAAGGCCAGGTTTTGTCTTTGAACCTGGTTTGATCTAACCAATGGCCGCCGCACATGCGGCGGCCATATTTATTATAGGAGGCCCCATGAAAAGTATAGATAACAGAGTAACCTTGCTGAACTGCGACGACTCCATGATATATCTTGCCTCTGCTATTGTATATAGTGGAGTCGCAACCAAAGATGTTGATTTTTTCCGCTCTGCATGGGCCCAAATCATTTTCAACGGATTGGGCATTGAAGCGGACCCTCTGGACTGGTATTATATGATTTTAGATAGAAAGGAGCGCAAGAAACATGGCAGTAGGCGCAGCTAAAGCAAGGGCGACCCTTAAATACAGTGCCGAGCTGTATACCCCCTATGCCTTGGAGTCTTGGCCAGATAATCAGATGCGCAAAGAATACACTCGACTGCGCGACATTGCGCAGAAGCGTATTAAGCGCCTATCCGCGGACCCCATCAGCGGCACCAGCGATGTTTATAAAGAATTTGCCGGAGGTTTCCCGACTCTGAAGGCAATGCGCGAAGACCGTAAAGCATTGGAACAGGCGCTCGCAGATGTAGCGCGTTTTGTGCGTTCTAAAGGTTCCACCGTTGGCGGTGCGCGTGAAGAATTCGCGCAAAAAATGAAAGTTGGCGGTATTGATGTAGCCGACGTGCCCGAGGATCAGTACACGGCCCTGTCGGAATGGTGGGAGATCGTGAAAGCATCGGGCGTATACTACTATCCATCCGACCAGCCGGTTATGTATTGGCGCGAGAAAGGCGGCTACAATGTCAGTATCGACGATTTTGCAAAGTGGCAGCAAGGCGAGGTCGACTATGGTAAAGAATGGGACTACAGCGGCGGCAGCAGTTCCGCCGACCTGCGCGGAGGTTTTGGCGGAGGTTTGTAATTATAACCCTGTCCCGTGGCTTATGGAGCATTTAGACCGCAAACACACAAAAGGCAAGAAACGCAAAACGAACAAAAAGCGCTTATATGTGAATATGCCGTGTGCGTTTGATATTGAGACTAGCCGAGTATGTGTGGATGCGGACGACAATCCCCACACCATAATGTATATTTGGCAGTGTCAACTCGGTCTGGATATTACCATTATTGGTAGGACGTGGGACGAGTGGCTGAACTTTACGGGAGCGATCAGCGACTATTTGCAAGCAAACAGCGGCCCACATGGTGATTGGTATTTGTGTATGTACGTTCACAATCTTGCACATGAATTTCAATATTTGTCGGGTGTTCTGGATTTTGGCCCGGGTGATGTGTTCGCCAGTAAACCCCGTAGGGTCTTAAAATGCGACAATCGCGCCATTGAGTACCGCTGTAGTATGAGGCACAGCAATTTGTCCCTTGATGCCTGGGGCAAACAGCTGGGGGCACCTCATGCAAAATTAACCGGGGCACTTGATTATTCAAAGGTACGGTACCCATGGACTCCCTTAACGTCTACAGAATTAGCGTACTGTATCAATGATGTCAGGTGCATTGTGGAGTGTCTGTTAATTGAGATGCACCGAGACGGCGACGACCTGTACACTCTGCCGTTAACGCGAACCGGTTATGTCCGGCGGATGGCTCGAGAAGCGATGTATCAATGGGGCATTAAACGTGTCAAGCGGCTTCTGCCCTCCTGGGATTTATATCAAATGTTGCGGGAGGCGTTCCGGGGCGGTGACACCCATGCGAATCGGTATTATGTAGGTCTCCATTTGGAGAACGTCGGTTCCGTGGATATGTCGAGCGCATACCCTGCCGTACAATGTGAATGTTATTTTCCTATGACTCCATTTAGGCAGGAACCGGCTACCGTAGGGCGTTTGATGCATTGTATGAGGCACGGCAAAGCGTGCTTGATGCGCTTGCAAGTGAAAGGTTTGCGCCAGCGCTTTAAGTGGTGGGGGTTCCCATATATCCCCCTTGCAAAGGTTCGGCATTGTGAAGGATACATTAACGACAATGGCCGTCTGCTGTCTGCCGAACATTTTGAGATCACCATGACCGATATAGATTTTAGAATCATTGCCAAAGAATATGACTGGGACGCTCTTAACGTTATGGACTTGTACACGTCCGATTACGGCAAACTGCCAAAGCCCTTGACGGATTGCGTAAAAGAGAGTTACACCGGCAAAACATCCCTTAAAGGTGTTCCCGGTCAAGATTTGTATTATGTTAAGGCCAAGGGTGATCTCAATAGCTATTACGGTATGACTGCACAAGACCCCTTGCAGCTGGACACACTTTTTGACGAGGACGACCCCGACAATCTTTGGAGCGAATGCACCGACGACCCTGAGGGCAGTTATAACGACCACCGCCCCCACTTGTTTCTACCATACCAATGGGGCGTATGGACAACGGCCCACACTCGCAAGCGCCTAAAAATAGCGCAATGGGCCGCAGGCAAGAATGGGGTTTACTGCGACACAGACAGCGTCAAATACATGGGTAATATTGATTTAGCGGAGTTTAACAAATCTGTAAAACAGCTTGCGAAAGATAATGGCGCATGTGCTGCGGACCCAAAAGGCAATACTCATTATATGGGCGTATACGAGCAAGAGCGCAGCTATGCGGAGTTTATGACATGGGGCGCTAAAAAATACGCGACTACCTATAAAAAGGGCGGGCCAATTACTACTACCATAGCAGGAGTCAGCAAACGGAAAGGCGGTTTGGAGCTGGCCCTTTGGGGTGGTTTTGAGGTATTCAAGCCCGGCTTTACGTTCTGTCTTGCCGCCGGAAATCAGGTTATTTACAATGATCGCCCCACCGTGCCCGATTTTGTGGTTGACGGGCATACGGTACATATAACAAGAAACCTGTGTATTTGTGATAACACCTACACGTTGGGTATTACTGACGAATACGCAAAGATATTAGGGTACAAGATTATGGAGGTTGTCTGATGATTAAACTTTACACCGATGAAGGATGGCCGAATTTTTCCGAAAAAGATGGCATTTTGTCCACCGGAGCATCTATTATTTTTATATGGGGCGGGCGTGGTACTGGCAAGACCTATGGAGCGCTAAAGCACGTACACCAGACCGGGGAAGAATTTCTTTATCTGCGCCGCACGCCGCAGCAAGCGGAGCTTATTTGCGCGTCGCCCAGTATGTGGCCGTGGTCTCCATTGAACGACGATTTGCAAACACATTACGCCCCGTTCAAATTGCCTAAAATTGCCGGTCTCTATGAAGTGGGCAATGCTGGGGCCTACACGGATACAGGAGCACCCATAAAACCGGCCAAGATGTCGGGCGTAGTGGGTAGTGTGGTGACTCTTGCTCGAACCCGTGGTTTTTCAAGCCCCCATACCAATATAATTATTTTGGATGAGTATCAGAAAGAAGAGTCCGACTATTACCGGCGGGGTGAGGGTGTGGGCCTTGCCAACATTTATGAGACAGTTAACCGTAACCGCGAATTGCAAGGGCAAAAGCCGCTGACGCTGTTGTGTATGTCAAACGCTGTTGGCATGGCAAACCCCTATTATATGCAGTGGGAAATTACAGACACGGTTGAGAAGATGATCGGCAAGAAAGAGCGCGTCAAGCTGTTGGCCGATAAAGGGATTCTTTTGATTGATCTAGTGGACAGCCCTATTGCAAAAGAGAAAGCCAATACGGCCCTCTATAGGTCTATGACCGGTACAGATTTTTATAGGTCCGCTATTGAAAACCAGTACAGCGCCGAGGAGAAAAGTTTGGTTGTATCCCGGCCCCTCCGGGAATACTACCCACTTGTTCAAATTGGGCGGTGCTGCATCTATGAGCACAAGAGTAAACCCCTCTACTATGTGTGTCGGCATCGGTCCGGTGAGATGCCCACATACGGCACTGGCGATTATGAGCGTAAACGATTCAGGGCCGCGTATGGGTATATCTGGCCCGCGTACTTGCAGCGTCAACTCGAATTTGAGCGGTACTCGGATGAAATTTTCTTCCGCGAGTATTGCGGTACTTGACTTTTTACACAGTCGATATATACTAAATATAATCCCAGGTGCCCACAGGCAGCCCCCAGAAGGGGCGGGCGAGCGTCAGCCAGCGCATGAACCTGGGATTTACTTGTATCTGTATGGGAGGTGATGTTATATGAACGTTTATGCATTTCTGGCCGTTCTGGTGTTTATCGGTATGGATGTTGTCAGTGGTATGGTAAAAGCCTTTTCTACCACTGGTTTTGATTCCAGCGTGATGCGTCAGGGGTTTTACCACAAACTCGGTGAAGTTCTGGCCGTTGGGTTGCTCGCTGCTGCTGATTTCTATCTGCCCATTGTGGGTGTTAATATTGATGTGTCTTTCTCGGTCATCGGTTGCGCCTATTTTGTCTTGATGGAAATTGGCAGCATTATCGAGAATATCGGAACGATCAACCCTGAATTGGTGGGGCCTCTTACTAAAATTTTTGCAAAACTCAAGGGGGATTAACCATGGGTTGTTATATCATTTTCGCCCAGTCGATCACAAACGAGCGTGCTTTTCTGCTGGCTGACCTTTGCACTCGTTTGGGCATCGGCTACTATAGCGACTGGGCAGACGTCGCTCACATGCGGCAGTGTTGCGCGGTGGGTCCGCTGTCCAAAGGAGACAAAGACCAGGTCGTTAAATGCCTGGCACATGACACATACGTTGTAATGGAGGCGACAAAAGTTGAAAATCAGTGAAAAAGCGGCCCTCGCAATGGCCGGATACACCAAAGCAGAGATCGAAGCTATGGAGCAACCCGTACCGCAGCAGCCCGTCCCGCAGCCCGTCCCGCAGCCCGTCCCGCAGCC